CATTTGCAGATAAGCTTGTTGGACAGATATCTCATGGCGAACAATTAAAGATTGACAGTGAGGATAAACTCATTGAACCATTCGTTAAGATTGTTGCAAATATGTCACAGCAGTATTTAACTCAATTTTGCAAGACAATTGGCGTAGAACCGCTAAAAAGAGTACCACACGTTCATAGTTTATGGTCAGTACACTCATACGAGAGAGATTATAACCCCGTTCACGATCATGGAGTTGATACAATTATGGGGTTGTCATTTACTACATGGACTAAGATACCACCACAAATAGAGGAAAAAGAAGATTATAAAGCCTCAGATCTTTACAACTCAAGTGGTGTTGCAGACGGATTTTTACAGTTTCATTTTGGACAGACTGGAATGAGATGCTTGGAGGAGTTAAGACCACCATTCTCAAGGACAGTCAAACCTGAAGTGGGAAAATTAATCATGTTCCCTTCATGGACACAACATTGTGTGTACCCATTTGAGGGTGACGGAGAACGCAGAACAGTCGCTGGAAACCTCAATATGTTTCCACTAGAATCATTACAAGGAGAATAATATGCCATACGGTAAAGGAACTTACGGATCAAAAGTGGGTAGACCACCAATGAAGAAAAAAAAGAAGAAGAAAAAGAATAAATGAGTGCATCTTATAACATGGGCGTACAAGATAAAAATAAAAAATTCTTTGGATTGTTTTAATGGCATCACCTAAACCTAAAAATAAAGCTCTCTATGCTAGAGTCAAATCAGAGGCTAAAAAGAAGTTCAAGGTTTATCCTAGTGCTTATGCTAACGCATGGCTTGTCAAAACGTATAAGAAGCGTGGTGGCAAGTATTAATGGCCTATAAGGGGGGTTTACGCAAATGGTTCAAAGAAGATTGGCGTGATGTTAAGACAGGTAAAAAGTGTGGTCGTAGTGGAAGTAAAGACAAAAACAGACCGTACCCTGCCTGTAGACCTAAAAAGGTAGCAAAACGAATTACAAAGAAAGAAGCAGCTAAAAAGACTGGACCTAAAAGAGTAAGTTGGTCGGTTACTGCATCTGGTAAAAGAAGAAAGAAGAACACATAATGCCATTTACTAAATACAGCAAGAAACAAAAAGCACTAGCACGTGTTGCAAAACCTCGTAATAAAATTACTGGTGCAGATTTTAAAAAACTTAAAAAGAAAAAAAAGAAAACTAAAGGATTACTAGCATGACAAAAGCAGGAAAAGGTAGACCAGATCCAAAACAAAGAATGGGTCAAAAAATAAGAGTTCTAAAAAATACTCCAGGCAATCCATTGTTTGAAAACTTTGATATGCAAAACATGACTTATGAAGAGTACATGGAATTGATGAAAAGATTAAACAAAGCAAACGAAAATAACAAAAAATTTTTTAACTAATGGCTATCACATACAGAGGTGAACGCTTTAGTGGTTACAATAAACCAAAAAGAACACCTGGTAAGTCAAAAAAGTCAGCTGTGTTGGCTAGAGAGAATGGAAAAGTTAGATTAGTACGTTTTGGAGACCCTAAAATGTCTATTAAAAAGAACGTACCTGCTAGACGTAAGTCATTTCGTGCTAGACATGGCTGTGATAAAGGCAAAATAAGTAAATTAACTGCAAAATACTGGAGCTGTAAGGCTTGGTAAAGGAGAAATACTATGGAAAAAATTAACCAATTAGTAGAATGGGTAAAAGATTACTCATCTTGGACTAAAAAAGACTACATCAAAGCAGCTATAGCTGTTATTGTTGTTATTGTAATCGTGGGATCTATATTTTAATGGCTCATGGAGGCAAAAGACCAGGAGCAGGTAGACCAAGAGGTGTCACCGCAGGAACGAAGCATGAACGTCTGGAAAAGATGTTAGGTAAAGGCACAAAAACGCCTTTAGAATATATGTTGAACATATTGAATGACCGCAAAACATCACCAGAAAAGAAAATGTGGGCTGCTGAGAAAGCTGCACCATTTGTACATCCTAGATTAGCTTCTGTAGATCAAAAAATTAAAGGTGAAGAGGGAGAGCCTGTAGAAATCGAAGTTAAGTGGAAAGAATAAATTGAAAATTGAAATACCCTACAAACCACGACCATTACAAAAAGAATTACATACACAATTAAAACGATTTAATGTAATTTGTTGTCATCGTAGGTTTGGAAAAACCGTTTTTGCAATTAATCATTTGATTAAAACAGCATTAAGTAAGCCAAATAGACGTTTGGCATACATAGCACCTACGTATCGTCAAGGTAAGAACGTAGCATTTGACTATTTAAAGGAATACACTGAACCTTTAATGAAATTAGGTGGTTCTCGTCACGAAACAGAATTAAAGATAGACTTATGGAATGGATCAAGGATTCAAATCTTTGGTTCAGACAATCCTGATGCTCTTCGTGGATTAGGATTTGATGGAGTATGTCTTGATGAGTTTGCATTAATGTCTCCTAGAACATGGACAGAGGTTGTTAGACCAGCTGTATCAGATAAATTAGGTTATGTAATATTCATTGGTACTCCAATGGGACATAATCAGTTTTGGGATGTTTATGATCTTGCAAAACGTAGAGGTGGAGACTGGAAAGCAGTCTTATATAGAGCCTCTGAAACAGATATTATTGGAAAAGAAGAACTAGAAGAAGCTCGACTCACAATGCCAGAAGATCAATTTGAGCAAGAGTTTGAGTGTAGCTTTCAAGCTGCGGTCTCAGGAGCTTACTATGGTAAACAAATCCAAAAAGCAGAAAAAGAAAACCGTATTGTCGATATTGAGTACGATAAAAACATAGATGTAGAAACGTGGTGGGATTTAGGTATCGGTGATTCAACCGCAATATGGTTTGCACAACGAGTAGGAACTGAAGTACGATTAATTGACTACTATGAAACCTCTGGTGAGGCATTGTCTCATTATGCACAAGTGCTAGAAAATAAAGCGTACAACTATGGTAGGCACGTTGCTCCACATGATATTGTGGCAAGAGAACTTGGTACTGGTAAATCTCGTTTAGAAGTTGCATCTGAATTGGGAATACAGTTTGATGTATGTCCTAAGTTAGAAGTGCAACATGGTATTGAAGCGGTACGAAATACGTTAGACCAATGTTGGTTTGATCGTAATCGTTGTAAGGCTGGTATTGAATGTTTACGTCAATATCGCAAAGAATATGATGATCGTATGCAAACATTTAAGAATAAACCCCTGCATGACTGGAGTTCGCATGGTGCGGATGCTTTTCGTTATGGATGTGCAATAGATCCAGGAACAGCTAGTGTGTGGACAAAAGAAATTAATATTGATACAAGGTATATAGTATAATGGCAAAAGGAAAACCCCTAACAGAACACGAAGTAGCTGCGGTATTACAATCTGAAATACACGCATCTCTTGGTTATATTGGTTCAGAAATAACATCACAAAGACAAAAGTCTTTAGAGTATTATTTTGGTGAACCATTTGGTAATGAACAAGAAGGTCGTTCACAAGTAGTTTCAACTGATGTGTCTGACGTTATTGAATCAATACTACCAACACTACTAAGAACATTTGCTGCAAGCGATGAAGTTGTTAAATGTGATCCTGTTAGTGCAGAGGATGAAGAAGTTGCAAAACAAGCAACTGATTATTTGAATTATGTATTCAACAAAGACAATGATGGTTTTATTACACTGTACACTTTGTTTAAAGATGCCCTTGTACAAAAAAATGGTATTGCAAAAATCTATTGGAACAACTCAAGCAAAAGAGAACAAGAAACTTATGAACGTCTAAGTGATGACGAGTATGCCATGTTGATTGATGAAGATGGCGTAGAAGTAAAAGAACACACTGAGTACAAAGACAAAGATGCAATTGAACAAAAAGATAAAATGTTAGAGCAAATGCGTATGGATCCCAATATAGATCCTATGATGATTGCACAACTTGAAGATACACCTGTACCAATGATGCATGATGTTGTTATAACAAGAACTGAAACGTATGGTAAAGTTAAAATTGAAGCGATACCACCTGAAGAATTTTTAATTGAACGTAGAGCTAAAAGCATTAAAGATGCAAACTTTGTTGCACACAGAACAACACAAACAAGAACAGATTTAATTGAAGCTGGATTTGATCCAGACATTGTAAACTCTTTACCAACGGATACACAAGACAAATACAACGAAGAAAGAATTACACGTTTTAGAAATCTAGATTATGATTATGACAGTAATGCTGGTGAAGCTAGTACAGACGAAGTAACAGTATTTGAATGTTACTCAAAAATAGATGAAGAAGGTGATGGTATTGCTAAGTTAAGAAAAATAACAATGGCTGGTACAAGTGGCTACGTTATTTTAGATGACGAACTTTGCGATAGTGTTCCATTTGTTTCTGTTACACCAATTATGGTAACACATAGATTCTTTGGTAGATCAGTTTCTGAAATGACTGAGGACTTACAACTTATTAAGTCTACAGTAATGAGACAATTGTTAGACAATATGTATCTAACAAATAATAACAGAGTTGCTGTTATGGATGGTCAAGTTAATCTTGATGATCTTTTAACAAACAGACCTGGTGGAGTTGTAAGAACTAAAGGTTCGCCTGGTCAAGTTATGATGCCAATGCAAACTCAAACAATTAACAGTCAAGCATTTCCTATGTTGGAATACTTGGACACTGTTAGAGAGCAAAGAACTGGTATCACAAGATACTCACAAGGCATGGATGCAGACTCATTAAACAAAACTGCAACTGGTGTTAACGTCATTTTAACTCAAGCACAAATGAGAGTTGAATTAATTGCTCGTATTTTTGCTGAGACTGGTATTAAAGATATGTTTGAAAGAATGTTTGAACTTATCGTTAAACACCAAGACAAAGAAAGAATTATTAAAATTAGAAATAACTTTATTCCATTTAGACCGATGGAATGGAGAAACCGTTGCAACATTTCTATAAGTGTTGGATTAGGTACTGGATCAAGAGATCAACAACTTGCTATTTTAAATAACATATTACAAACTCAACTCAAAGCATTAGAGTTGCAAGGAACCGCTGCTGGTCCTATGGTAAATATGCGTAACATCTACAACACACTTTCAAAGATTGTAGAGAACGCAGGGTTGAAAAATACTGGACTGTTCTTTACAGATCCAGATGTTGGTATGCAACAAATGCCACCACCACAACCACCACAACCTACAGAGTTTGAGAAAGTATCTCAATTACAAGTTCAAGGTGAGAACTACAGAAAACAAATAGATAGTGAAATTAGAATAAAACAATTAGAAAAAGACTATCAAGAAATGATACTGAAGTTTGAAACTCGCATTAAAGAACTTGAATTGCAATATGGAACAAAATTAAATGAAGCTGAAATAAGAAGTAATGCTGTACTTGCAAAAGAAGATTTAATCCAACAAGGAAAGATTCGAGAACAAGCCCAAAAAGCTATTCAAGGACAACTTGACCAATTTGGACAAATCGTGCAAAATGTAACTAATGAATCCGAGTAATTTACAAGACGAAAAAAATCGTGGTGAAAAAGCAAGACTGTTGCTTGAAGAACCATTAATTAAAGAGGCGTTCGAATTACTTAAAAAAGAATACAAACAAGCAATATTTCAAACTAAGTACAACGAAGATGATACAAGAACTGCTTTGTGGCAGGCTTATCATATAACAGATAAGATAGAAAATCATTTTCAAACAGTTGTAGAGACAGGCAAACTTGCAACTGTCCAACTTAATCAGCTTAAAAAGAATTCGACTTAAATCGAATACACCAACCCATAGGGGAGTGTAACATTTAACGAAAGGAGGTTGTTATGGCAGATCGCCAAGCAACTAACGTAATCGAAGCAGGAAACATTATCAAAGGTCTTATGACTGGAGAAACGTCTGCCGATACACCAGCAGAAGAAGCAATAGCTAATTCTGAACAAGAAGAAGTAACAGAACAAGCAGAAGTAGAAACTTCTAGCGAAGATACTGTTAACCCAAGCGATGTTCCTTACAAAACTTTTGATGAAGAAGAATTTTCAGAAGAGGTTGTTGAGGAAGATCAAGAATTATCTGAGTCGAGTGATATACAAGAAAACTCTGAGGAGCCTGTTTACACTGTAACCGTTGATGGTACAGATTATGAGGTCACCCAAGATGAGTTAATTCAAGGGTATCAACGAAATGCAGATTACACTCGTAAGACACAGGAACTTGCTGTTGAAAAACAACAATCAAGTGAATTTGTTGA